GACTTCAGGGTCGTCCTGTCGTGTTCGGGGCATCGCCGTCCTCCTTATAGACACCGTGGATCGAGTGGTAGACCTCACGCTCGTCCGGCGGGTTGCCGGTCGGGTACGGATCGCGGGGGCCGATGCCGAGGTCTTCATCGACGCGGGTCACCTTCTGCTGGTGGACGTCCTGACGGAACGTCGCCGAAGAGGTGTGAGCGCTGTTGGCGGTGGCGTTTTCCAGTTCTTCCGGCCTGGAATCGGCGAGATCGTCTTCACCGTCTGCGGTGGTCGAGATATTGCGCTGTTTCTTAGCCATGTCGGTCTCCTCGTAGGTGCGTGGGAAAGTAGGGTATACTTTCCCACGCTGTTTCAGTTAGCGGTCCTGGCCACCCTGGCCCGGACGGTCCTGGCCACCCTGGCCGGGCTTGTCCTGTCCGCCCTGACCGGGCTTGTCCTGACCGCCCTGACCCGGACGGTTCTGGCCGCCTTCGCCGCCCTGCTGTCCACCCTGGCCGCCTTCGCCGCCTTGTCCTGGATATGCCATAACATTCCTCCATAACGGTGGGAGATTCCACCGTTACTGTAATCCTTGCGGCGCGGCTCCGTTCCCGCCGTTAACCGTTCCCGGTCGCGGTCCAGCACCGGCCGGCCCGCCAGAATCCGGACCACTGGGGGCCGGTGGCGAGCCTGCGCCGGCTGGCGCGCCTGTCGGCGCACCCAGCATTGGCGGCGGCATGCCTGATTGCGCCGCTTCCAGCTGTTCCTTGAAGTCGTCGAGCAGTTCGATGACGCCGCGGCTGTTGCGCACCGGATGCAGGAACATCCGCAGCAGTTCGATGCTGAGTTGGACGACCTGCGGTGGCGGAAAGACGCCGGTCTGCAGCATCTGACCGGCGCCGCCCATCACCGCCTGAACCGACTGCATGACCTGGGCCATCGACTGCTGCTCGGTCTGCTCATCGACCTCGACCGTGCTGTCGGACTGGATGTCGATGGAGCAGATGCGCATGAAGTCGGAGCGCAACAACGCCATCACCGGCGGCGTGATCTCCTCGCCGGTCATCTTGGTTAGCGTCTGCGCGTCGAAGTTCTTGGCGATGATCTCCGACTGGATGCGCATCAAATCTCGCGCAAAGTTTGCCGCAGCAGTCTTTTGATCCTGGAGACGAACCACGCCCATGGAGCCTTTGATGCGCTGGGCGGTCGCGGTCTCCGAGGCTTTTGTAGCCCCGCGCATGATGTCGGAGATTCCCATGATCTCATAGACGGCCTGCTTCTGCGCTTCGCGTGCCAACAGTAGCTTTTCCAGCGCCTGAATCCAGATCTCGATGGGCAGCATCCAGATGTGGTTCTGCAAGCCGCCGTTCATCATGTCGATGCCATCGACCGGGATCATTTTTCCGTCGTCGGCGGTCAGCAGCGCGGCGATGTCCGTCGAGGCGGAGTTGTAGGCGCCGCGCACCGTGATCTTGTCTATCAGCTTGGAAAGGCGCGTCGAGGGGCTCTCGATGTCCTCCGCCAGTCGGGCGTAGAGGTCGTAGAACGGTTTCGGGATGCGGCTGTCCGAGGTGCTGACGGCCAGCAGCGCCGAGGGGGTCGAGAAGAAGTTGGTCAGACCGAGCGGATCCGGGTCGATGCGCAGGTCCATGCCACCGGCCTCGCGCATGAACCAGATGATGCGCGGATTGGCCGGGTCGGTCTTGTCCCATATTTCCCAGACCATCGCCTTGCGGATGGCGTCACCGAGGTTCTCGGCGGTCTTCGTGTAGCTGCCACCGGCTGGCGGCGACTTGGCGGCGCTCTCCTCGGTCCATTTGAGCAGGTTCTTGACCTTGCCAGCGGCGACGATCTTGTCGAACTCAGGCGTGCCGGTGAACTCGCGGATCAGTTCGTGTTCGTCGAACAGGTGACGGAAGGCTTCCCACTTCTTGTCCACAGCCTGTCGGACCGGATCGCACAGGTAGTCTTCCCAGTAAACGTACTCGATATCTGTGGTTTCCCAGATCTTCACAGTCTCGGTGTCTTCGGCTCCAGTCACCGATGGCAGCGGCAGGCGCGGCATCGGCTCAGGTTCGACGAAGGCGTTCTCACGCGGCATGAATCCGGGTGTCGCCGGTGTCGGCTTGAGAAGCTCACCAAGCTCTTCAGGCGACGGCCCACCCGACCCGCCCATGCCTGACAAGGGCATTTGAGGCGGCGAGCCGGGTGGCGCAGCGGGCAACCCTGCATCTGGAGGCGGCCCGCCAAGTCCTGGAGGTCCAACCGGCGGAGGGCCACCCATGGGTAGGCCGCCCTCCGGCGGAAGACCCGGCGGCGGTCCCATAAGCGCCATCGGATCGAGTGGCGGCGGCGGCGCTACGGCGGCGGGAGATGGACCGTCGAACGTCGTCGCGGACTGCTCGATCAGGCGCGGGTTCCACCGCACGCGGCAAATGCCACGGCCGGGTAGCAGAACATCCTTTATCGCCGTGCGGATGGCTTCGTGCGAAGCCTCCTCCTGGACGACGATCTCGAGCGCCTTTTCCATCACCGCAGCGGCGGTGTCGATATCTTCGGGTTTCGGCGAGCCGGGTGGCGGCGGCGCCTGGATCATCGGCGGCGGACCCATAGGTGGCATGCCGCCCGGAGGTCCGGGCGGCGCGCCCATCGGTGCGGGTGGCGCCATCCCCGGCGGGGGGACGCTAGGCGGTGGTGGTGCCATCGCATCGGGAGGCATTCCGGGAGGCCCCATCGGGGGCATGCCCATCGGCGGCATCATCGGCATTGGCGCCGGAATCATCTTGCGTGACTGGATGAAGCGCGACCGAACCACCGGCACCGGTGGTTTGGCGTAGATCGCCGGCAGCATCACTTCGGTGTTGGCGAAGAGGATGTTGAAGTGCTGGCCACCGGCGTTTTTGGCTGATCTCGGCGACGAGGTGCCGGGGCCTTCGTTCCGATAAATGCCGACAATATCCCGGCCTCTGCGCCGCCAGTTCTGCTCGGCGCGCTCGGCGTCGGCCAGGCGGGTTTCCCACGCCTTGCGGTCAACTTCACGCTCGACGCCGTTTTCCGGCTCGTCCTGGGGGACGTTCGGGCGACCGATTTCGGCGTTCGACGGCTCTATCGGCGGCTTGGTGATCTCGGGATCGCGGGCCACTTAGCGTCCAAACAACAGCTGCTGGAGCATCTTGGCCTGATCGACACCGGGGCCGGGGCCGGTCTGGCCACCGGTGAACGGCGACGTCGCCGGTCCGCCAGGTCCGCCAAGCTGGGCGAAGGGGCTGGGCAGCCCCGGACGCGGCGCGGTTTCCATGCCGGCCATTGCGTTGCCGGGGGCCGGACCCATCGGTGGCGCCAGCATCGGTCGCGGCGCGGTTTCGGTTCCGGCGTGGGCGAACGGCATCGGCGCCTGCAGTTCCGGTGGCACCGTGTGCAGCCGCGAGGCGTCGGACATCTGCGGGTTGAACGGTGGCGTGAAGGACGGTGCCGGTGGTGGTGCAGTCTCGGTCCCGGCCCAGGACGGTGTCTGCGGCACGTTATACATCGACGGGTTCGGGCGCGGTGTCGGGGTCGGGATGTTGGTTTCCGGCGTCTTCCTGAACGGGCTGGTGGATTTCACCGCACCGCGCTTCGGCGTGGACTTCTTCCGCGCCGGGGCGTCCGACTTGCCGGACATCTCTTCCCGGGCGGCGCCTTTCGGCGTGGCGGACTTGAATTTGCCCTTGTGCTCGGCGGTGGAGTTGCCGCGTCCGGCCTTGATGTTCTCGGTTCTGACCCGATTGTCCCGTTCACTCTGACTCTCATCTCGACTGGACTTACGCAGGCGAAATGGGCTGGCCATGGCAATATCTCCGGGGGGTTTCCCCGGCATACGCCCAAAATTAGCGGTTTTCCAGTTCTTTCAGCTTGAAGATGTTGGCGATCAGATACGGATTGCGGTCTTCCATCTTCTCGCGGCGCGAGCCGAACGGCCGCGACATGCAACTATACCTTAACTCGTCCACCGCATGATCCTCGCCATCGGTGTCGAGGTCTTCAACGTCGTAGGTGTCGTGCTGCATCATTGGAAGCGTTCTAATCAGGTGCCGACAGGTGTGGAACAGGAACAGCATGGCGTTGCCATCCTCGTCGCCCTTCAGCCGGTTGCGGACCTGGTCCCAGCCCCCCGCCCTTTTGTCGCGGCTTTTGCGGGTGTTGTCGGCGCGCCGGAACGGAGCACCGTGTCGAGCCAGAGTCTCCGCAATGGACGGACCCGATATGACCGCGAACGCTGCTGGGTCCAGAATGCCATAAGCCATTTTCGTCCGCGTCCCGCCGTAGGTTTCGCGATGTACGATGCCATGGGCGACTTCCTCCGCTGTCATGTGCAGTCCGACGTTCGGCTTCGAGGCGCCATACCACTCGGCGTAACGAATAATAGCCCCTCTTTTAAGGATGCGGCCGTCGTGGTGGGTGTCATCCTGAACATGGGCGTACCAGCCAATGGAAAATGGCTTTGCTGAACCCCAATCCATGGCGCGCCACTTAGTCCAGTGTTCTGGGATGTCGAAGGGTTCGATGATGTGCCGGTCAATCCGAAATTCAGGGAAAAACGCACCTTCGATCACCGTCCAGTCGCCGTTGAGCCAGGCCTTGACCAATTCGGGAGAACCGACCGCCTTCAGCCGATTGACGTAGTTCGGGTCACTATCCATCAGCGCCGGATTGTCCTTCAATCGGGCCGGGATGAAGGTGCGGGTCAGACCGGACTCGTCATCTTTCGTCAGCGCGTACTCGCCGTGATCGATGATCCACTCCTTGACCCAGCCGTGACCGACGCCACCGGGGTTACAGGTCGCCCTGAACTGCGGGAAAATTCCCTTCGACGACCGCAGCGTTGCCAGCAGCTTGAACACCGGATCGGGGAGCGGAAATTGGGTCAACTCCTCGACATACACCCGCGTAAGGGACCAACCTTGATAGTTCTCCGCGTCACGGTCATTTTCCAGATAGGCGCAATTGAGCCGCGCCCCGTTGGCAAAGCGGAAGACATTCCCTTTCTCACTGTAACGCGCCGCATTTCCGTACATACGGATCGCCGTCGCAATCGTATCTTTCAAATCTTCCCGGGAACGTCGGACGATGAGGCCGACCGCATCCGCACCGTGATCCTCAGCGTGACACCAGAACTCGCCCAAACTGGCGTAGGTCTTGCCGCCGCCTCTAGCTCCGCCGTAGACGACTATATCCGTCGGTGCTTTGATGAACGCCAACTGTGGACCCTTTTGGGGGACAAATCCTAATCTTACCGTGACATTCATCATGTGTACTGTATAACTCCCCTATGGAGAAACAGTCCTTTATCGACGCCGCCGTCCAGTCCGACACCGACGAATGCATCCTGTGGCCGTGGGGCAAGACCGGCGCAGGCTACCCGTCCCTGTCCAATGCGTCCATCCACCGGGTTGTCTGCGAACGCGCTCATGGTCCATCGAACGGACTCTGCGCCGCGCACTCCTGCGGCACCAAAGCCTGCATCAACCCGCGCCACATCCGATGGGCGACCTACCGTGAAAACAACGTCGAGCGCCGCGATCACGGGCGTATGCCGTTCGGCGAAAATCATGGCCGCGCCAAGCTGACGGATACGCAAGTTCTGGCCATCCTGAAAGACCTTCGTCCCCTCAACACCATCGCCGGTGCCTACGGGGTCAGCAAACGCGCCGTGCTGTTCATCAAGCAGGGTGTAACGTGGCAGCATCTCACTTTATCACCGTCAGCTTCGGCTTCGGTGCAAACATCTCCTGCCATTCCTCAGGAGACAAAGTTACTATGTCCGTAGGCTCGCGGGATGGCTTGCTCAACACATGCAGTTCGATCTCGGTCTTGTCGGCCAGGTGGCCCATCATCTTGCCGATGCCCATCACCGCCTGCACCGCCGGACCGAACTGATTCTTCGCCAGGGCAGCCTCGGCGATATGCTCCAGCCGCGCACAGAGATTGTCGATGCTGTAATCCAGCCGCTCGATCTGGCGCTTGCGCAACTCGTCCAGGTGCTTGACGAAGCGCGGCCGCTCGGTGATCCGGTCGGCGTTCACCGCCACCGCCGAGTACCCGGCCTTCTGGTAGGCGGCCTTCATCGACAGGCCCTGCACAAGCCCCTGGGCCAGCAGCCGTTCCTTGTCGGTCAGCGGCGCGGCGCGCTGCTTGGCGACGGCGGCCTGCCGCGACGGCTTGTTGTGCGGTCCAAACGTCTTCACCCTACCCACCATACCAAAATCACCACGATGCCGACCATGATCACCGCCAAAACACCAATCGCCGCCGCCCACTCGGCCTGGGGCCGGGTCATATCACCACCCGTTCCGACGACTCCAGCGCGTCGAGGAAAATGTAATAGTACGACGCGATCAACTCATCGTCGTCATTGCCGTTGATGATCTGCCTGGCGTTCACCGGGTCGTCCTTCGTCTCGCTGAAATAGTCGTTCAGCCGCTTCCCGGTGAACCAGCCCTCAGCCATTCCGCGAAACATGATGCGAGCAGAAATAAGACTGTCCAGAGCAACATCGGGATGAGCAACCAGGTCACGATCCTCAATAAGGCCAAGCGCCGCAGACGCCAGTCGATAGTTGTCTTCCCAGGTAAGGCCAACGAACCCTCGAGCGATATAAGGCCAGTACGGTTTTCCTTGCAGATACTCGTCCGACCCGTACTCGGTCACCGGCCACATTCGCGTGGCGCATTCATGGAAAACCGTGGCAAGACAATACGCCAGATGCCGGATGTCGTGCAGTGGCGTGCCGGTCGCCTCGTACTCCCAGACGGCCAGAATGACGTTCTGGCCATCGACCTGCTGCTGGGTCAGCGCCCCGTTGAACAGGTCGTTCCTGACCTCGTTGAAGTAGATGTCACGGTCGAACACCCGGGCGTCCTCCATACACCGGCGGCGGGGCCAGTGCGGCCAGCCGCTGATTGATCGTCTCGAGCAACTGCTCGATCCTGTCGAGCCTGTCCAGAATCGCGTTGCTTACGTGCGGGCCGACAGTGCCGACTGTCTTCGTGGTCATGGCAGCATCGCCCGCACCGCCGCGTCCTTGGCCTCGAGCAGCTTCCTGAGCGCCACCGTCCGTTCCGCATTGCGCGGGGTCCCGTCGATGATATGCCGCGCCAAACCGCAGAACGGCCGCGAGGCATCCCTGAGGGTCGGCGGCAGATGGGTGTAGTGAAAGAACCGCAGCACCGGGTCGATGCCAATCTCCTCAGGCGTGAACTCACCGGGTGAGGGATGAATGCCGACATTGCTCATGCGGATGTCCGCTCCCGCGTCATTTCTTTCCAAAGGGCTTCCCCTTCTTCGATTCAATCTTGAACGGCGACTTCTTGCCGAATGGCTTCTTGCCCTTCGGCGCGTCGAGCGCCGGTTCACCGGCCTTTTTCCCCGTCTCGAACTTCTTGAATGGCATGGAACGACTATCCTTGATCCAGAGTTTCCGTTACATTACTTAAAACATGGAGAAACACAATGCCGAAACCTCCCAATGACGCCTTCATGGGCATGCTGGACCTGGCATGGTCCGATTTCCGGACATACCGGGATGGAGACTCCAAGCCCATCGGCATGGCGGTCATTCTGATCGGCCAGGACAGAGACGGCAACATGACCATCCAGACCGGCGCCAACACCCATCCCCATAACGTCGAGATGGCGATCACCCAACTGTTCCTGGGCATGGCCACCGGCACACTGGCGATGGAGCAGGTCCGCGGCATCAGAAAGAAGAGGGTCGTATGACCAACCACGAATTTCGCAATATCCGCCACGGCCTCCTGCTGACGCAGAAGGAACTGGCCGAACTGCTGGGCTACAAACACAAGATCCGCATCTCCGAGTACGAGCGCGAGACGAACCCCGTTCCCGTTCCAGATCACATTGCGGATGCGATGTGGAAGCTGCAGGTCACAGACAGCGTTCGCCTGCCGGCGCCGGCCGTGCGCGAGTGGCGGCGTCACGCGGAGTGATGGATCATGACCTTCGTCTCCAGCACCGCGGTATTGCGCATCGACTGGTATGAGACATCCGAGACGCTGGTCATCAACATGCGCGACGGGTCGAAACTGATGTACACCGGGGTTCCACAGGGGGTGTACGAGGACTTTCAGGCGGCCTCGTCCATCGGGGCTTTCTTCAACCACGAAATCCGAAATCGGTATCCATTCAGTTATGGGTAACGGTTCTATGGCTGTTATTCCCCTGCGTTTCAGGGGAGGTAACGCTATTATTCAGTCTAGAATTTGCGCCCGTGGTGCGGGGGTCCCGAAAAAATTTGGGCGCCCCCCAACCGACGATGCCCCCTCTATACTATACCGTTACTTGACCAAGGCTAAACTATACTTGGTGTAGGCTAAACTATACTTGTCAAGCAACCGTTACGTGTAAGATATACTTGTCAATGTCAGGCTAAACTATGCACGCATAGCGCGAGTCATCGCCAGCCGCAAAGGCCTGGCAATGGGCCTGGCATGGGCGCCCGTCCGGGCTGCCGGATAGGTCTGAGAGTCACAGGAAATGGGGGGTTCCCATTGAGCGTGACAGGGGAAATGCAGGGGCCGGCCCAGCGTGACATACGAGTATACTCGTATATTTTGTCACGCTCATGGGTTTTGACTGTCACGCTCTGTCACGCTCGAGCGATTCTCTCTTTATAATCAATGCCTCGAGCGTGACAGAGAGCGTGACAGAGCGTGACTCGAGCGTGACAAAAGAGCGTGACAAAGGCATGCCTCTGTCACGCTCTTTGTCACGCTCATTTTAATTGGCTAGCCAATGTTGACATGGTAACGGAAAAGGCCTATATGCGTGACATCAATTCAACGGGAAAGGCCCCACAAAATGGCACTGCAGGAATTTAAATCTCCCACAATACGCGCCGGCGGCAACGCAAAGACGGTCAAAGGCGATAGCACGTATCAAACCGCTATCATGTACCTTGCGCCGTATACGGCATCGGGCATGGGCAATGTGTGTCCGATGGCGGCAACAGCGAAATGCATCAATGGGTGTCTCTATACAGCTGGTCGCGCCGCTTTCACGCCTTCGATCAATCCGGCGCGTGTCGCAAAGACCCAACGCTATTTCGCTAATCGCGGCGCGTTCATGTCCGAACTCGTTCGCGACATTGGCAAGTTCGTGAAGCATTGTGCGCGCATCGGCGTTAAGCCCGCATGCCGCTTGAACGGGACATCCGACATCCAATGGGAAATCGGACATCCGTGCGTGCGCGACGGTGAATTGTTCGCTTCGATATTCGAAGCATTCCCGACGGTGACATTTTACGATTACACCAAGATCGTGAAACGCGCCTATCGCACGTTGCCGAGCAACTATGCGCTGACTCTGTCCTATTCCGGCGCAAACAAGGCCTATGCCGAATCGGTCGCAAAGGCGGCACGTGAAACGGGAACCAATGTCGCTGTGGTTTACCGCCACAAGCGCGACCGCAACGAATTGGTGATGCTTGGCCATTGCGGCGCATCAATCGGAATCCCGTTGCCTGTGATCAATGGCGACGAAACCGACATGCGCTTTCTTGATCCTAAAGGCGTGATTGTCGGCTTGTACGCCAAAGGATCCGCCAAAAAAGACACAAGCGGTTTCGTCGTTGGGTAGGACGAAACCGCTTCGGCGGTCCATGCGTGTCGCGCATGCTGATGAGTCCAATACGGGAATACAGACTATGAAGAAAAATAGCTTAGTCCAATTCAGGCGACCATTCGCCGATGAGATAGATATCACCTATCGCGTTATCGAAGAGCGTGGTGATCGTCTTTTGATCGAAGCTATCGCCCCTAACCTGCCTTATCCGCCGCAACAGGTTGCGGATCGCGCCGATTTGCGCCTTGTCGAATTGACAAGGTAACGGATTAAGTTTAACCAAGCACTCAAAGAAGGAATGCAGCACATGACCTACCTTACCGAATCCGACGTTGTCGCGTTGCCGCTTGGCGCACGCGTATCATTTCCGAAAGGCGCTATCGCCTATCCTGACTTTGCCATCACGGATCCCATGACGGGAACCGTGACCGACAAGCAGGACGATGCCACTTGGATCAAGATTGATCAGCATCACGCCGACCTAGACGAATGGGGCAATCTCATTCAGGTCTGGTATTGGAGCGACGAGAACAATCAAGCCGCCTATCCGATGGTCCGGCTTTATTCCGCTTCGCTGGATGGCACGGACATGCTCTCTGAATTTGTCCGTGAATATTGCGATGTGCATTCCATCACCTGCGATGGTGACGCCTTCGGCATGGCTTTTTCCGGCATGGACAACGACATGACCGAAGCCGAAGTTGCTTCGATCATCGAAACGACAGCTGACGTTTACGGTTTGCGGGTGTCGGCATGAACCCGTTTGCTCAATATTCCGACAAGGATCTTTGCCGCCTGTTGCAGGCGGCACGGACGCCTGCAGGCCGCAAAAACGTCCTGCTCGAATTGGCGGCACGCGCCGCCGCCGAATTTGTCAAGGCCCGCGCCGAGCGCCGCCGCCTGATCTCCAGCCTGAGGGAACGTAAATGAGACGCCCGCTTGAAGACATGACGACCCAACGCCTTTTCAGCATCTATCTGCTGTTGAAGGATTATCCCACGGACGACGATGTCCTGCTGCTGGTGTCGGCGCGCATGCGCACCGAATTGCTGGCCAGAGGCATCAAGCCGTCCACAATCGATGAGGTATCGGTCTGATGGTTATTCTCGTTCCGGCGGTGGTCCTCACCGCCCTGATCATGTTCGCCCCATGGGGCGTCTGGCGCTTTATCGGCTATTCGTCGCTGACGTTCACCATCATGGTGATACTGCTCTCGACCATCCACCATTTCGACACGTTGCCGCGATGAGCAAGCTTCACCTCTACGTCTGTGACTGCGACCCGCTTGTGCGGGTCCGGTCCGGCCACGACGACATCGAGATCATGTGTCTCGTCTGCATGCAGAAATTCACCAAGGTGGAGCAATCGCCCACAAACAAGAGAAGGCCACGCAAATGAAAGCTTACAAACCTGAAGTGTTCGTTGAGGGCAAATGGTGCCGCAACGCCCTGGTATTCGCCACACGCGAAGAGGCGGAGCAGAATGCTTCGGATCTCATGTGGCGCTGGATGAATGTGCAGGATTCACGCGCCGTCGAAGTGGACGAACCGCGTGTCACGCACACCTATCACGGGCGTGAACTGGGTCATACGCCGGAACCAGTGGATTCCGAGTGATGGCCGCTTACTACAACGAGAACGACCCTTTTGCTGCCGCATGGTTGCGGCAGCTGATCGAGCAAGGATTGATTGCCGATGGATACGTTGACGAACGCAGCATTCTCGACGTCCGGCCGGACGATCTCGAGTGGTTCGATCAGTGCCACTTCTTTGCCGGAATCGGCGTCTGGTCCTACGCACTCCGCGCTGCAGGCTGGCCGGACCGCCGTCCCATCTGGACCGGGTCCTGCCCCTGCCAACCTTTCAGCGAGGCAGGCCGTGGAGGCGGGTTTGCTGATGAGCGGCACCTGTGGCCGGCCTTCCACCACCTCATCCGCCAGTGCCGCCCTGGCGCAGTCATTGGCGAGCAGGTTGCGTCGAAGGACGGACTTGCTTGGCTCGACCTTGTACAGGCTGACATGGAAGGAGAGGACTACGCCTTCGCAGCGGTCGATCTCTGCGCTGCGGGCGTCGGCGCTCCCCACATCCGGCAACGCCTCTGGTGGGTCGGGCTGGCCGACGCCGATAGAGAACGACACCAAGGGCAGCACCCACTGTTACAGTCGGGGCAACCACGACAAGCCGGTGCTGAAGCTGCCGGGGGCGGCGAAGCAGGCGGGCTGGCCCAGCCCCTGCACGCCGAGCGGCGGGCGCTCGGTGTCGATAGAGAAGATGGACGCGACTGGCCGGACGCCGGACGGGCGCAAGCACACGGCCTCGCTGGAGCACGCGGTGAAGTTCACCGGCTGGCCGACGCCGCGGGCGGCGGAAGCGGGGCCGGATTACGCGATAGCGATCTCGGGGCCGGCACGGCTGACGGCTGGTGGTCGGATGCTGACTGGCTCTACTGCCGCGATGCCAAGTGGCGGCCAGTTGAACCCGGCACATTCCCGCTGGTTGATGGCGCTCCCGCCCGCGTGGGACGATTGCGCGGTTACGGCAATGCTATCAATGCCGAAGCGGCGCGTGTCTTCATCGAAGCGGTGATGGAGGCTTGATTGTAACCGGTTAGGCGGCGCACAATACGAAACGGCGGTGAGGCCACTCACCGCCGTTTCAGTCTTTCACCCACACTCAAAGTAAGGAACGACTTGTGGCGCAAGATACCGACACCGACACGCAAATCAAGAGCCGATATCCCGACCACAAGACCGTAGACGCCGTCAAGGCAGTTCAATTTCTCGAATCCATCGCCCACAGGGGGCCGGTGACCGTCGTCTGCATTGCCGTCAATGGCGCTGTGCGGCACCGGGTGTTCGACACCGGCGATGCCGCCTCGATGCGCGACATGCGCTCGTTTATCGCCTTCCAGGAAACCCAGCCCTGTCAGGTGTTCTATCTCGCCAATGTGGCCGAAGGCTGCCAGACCGTCCCCAGCAATGCGGATATCACCGCTATCAGGCTGGTCGTGCTCGACTTCGACCCGGACAAGACCAAGTCACTGGAGGCCGAGCGCGACCGCCTGCGGCTGGTCGCCCATGACCTGCTGACCGGTCCCCTGCAGCCGCGTGCGGTGGTCGATACCGGCGGCGGCATGCAGGCGGTGTTCGAATTGATCGAGCCTATCCCGGTGGCCGAAGGCACGGTGGCCGAGATCGAGTTGCTGATGAAGTCTTTAGCGCGCTCGCTGGGCGCCGACACGGCCACATGCACCGCCAAGAATCTGTTTCGCGTGCCGTATACGTATAACTGGCCCACGCCGGCAAAGAAGGCCGCTGGACGCGAGCGAAG